GTATCTGCGTATACAGCGAGTCAATGCTGGAGTTGTTGTGCAACACAAAATCAAAGTCAGTACCTACCCAGGCTGTTTCGCTAGCATGAATGCCTTCATTCTTTAACCAGGCTTGTGCTTTGACATCCCCTTGATTTGCTCTAACCGCAATGTCAGTCCAATGCGGTTGAGTACCTCGCTCAACACGGAGTATAATGCCGCCCGAGGCACGTAAGGATTTGATTTCGTTGGGAAAACGGCAGTCACTAATCACAACATTGTCTTCACTGTTACGCAGTTTGTTTTCTAGACTGGCAATCCAAATGTCGTCGTGAAATCCAGAACGGCACACTTCTGTACCCCATAACTGTAGCATTAAACGTGGTGTTAGTTCAGGCATGTTCAAACGTTTGGCCCACCAGGAGTCCACCTGTTCTCTCCATTCACGGGCCTGTGCTGTGCGGCCTTCTAGCAGGGTACGATCCCAGCCAAACACCTGTGCCACTGCATCTTTAAGGCTGTTGGCAAAACTTTCACGCCTGTACTCGTGGAAATTCACCAGGTAGTCTGCAACAGTATCTTTGCCAGATCCAATAAATCCGCATACGCCAATGATCATGATAATTCCGTTACATTTAAATGTTTGAGTGTGGTTTGCAACAACTCAATTTGTCTACGGCAGTCTTCTAACGCATGATGACTTGTAGGCGGTTTGGGCAGGCCTGGCCACAGAGCAAACACTGTTCTCGAATCTCTAACTGCATAAAACTGCCACGGAATTGGTTTTCCGTAACTTTTATAAGCATGTTCCAGGATGTTCATGTCATATGTGGGACCTTGTGCCCAAACACGATTGCTTTGCCAAATCAGCCGGCCCAACTCATCCAGTGCTTGGTCTAACGGAATTCGGTCTTGTTCGTGAAATGCTTCATCACGTGCTGCCGCAGGTTGAGTTGCCCACCAGTCAATTGTGCCTTGTTGGATTGATCTATTTTCTTGGCTCTCTAGTGCGATACGAGCATAGTATTTGCGCTCATTGTATCCAGAGCCTAGCGGATCAAAACTCTGGGCCGCAATGGTTAGTATTGTGGTGTCAGGGCCGGTGCCCAAACCTTCTAAGTCAATCATTAAATCTGCCATGTGTTATTATAACACACAACTGTATGATTTGCAACAGATGTTTAGCCGATTACCCAACTCAGGGGCTGTGAACCATCCACATAGTTCTTGAGATCTACCAGCAGTGCTTCCATTTGCGCTGTGGCTTCAGATTTCATTGCGGCACCGTTTAAGGTTCCGCCACCCTGTGGGCCTGCAATGGTACCAAACTTTTCACGTGCTTCACCAATGATCATTTTGCAGTTGGCCACCATGTAATCACGTATCCATTGACTGATCTGGAAGTCACTCAGCAGGTTGAATTCAGGTTTTAGATTGTAGGTCCAAAGCAGTACATTCTCGCCAGTGCCTTTTGGGTCACGGATAATCTGCAATTTCTTGGTAACAGGATTCCAAGTGTAGTTCATGTAGCCGCCAAACATACGTGCGGCCAGTTCAACATACTGGCTGTAGAAGTCATAAGTGGCCAGGCCGCCAGCCACGTTGAAGTTCATTAGGTAAACGTTGACACTGGCTTGTGAGAACGGATCAAAGTTTGACGAAAACGGTCCTGCACTATCGCCAAACGTTCTACGGAAAATCTGTCGAACCTGTATGGTTTCTTGGGGCAAGGTATAGATGTTTACATCCTTGACCAACTCCATAAAGGTATAACTTTCTTCATACGCACCCTGAGCACGTTGACGATACACACCAATTGTTTTTTGGTATGCGGCTTCGTAATGCTCTGCATCTAGTTCAAGGTCAATGATCTGCGAAGCCAGTTGTAACTGCACATATTCAATAAGGTTTTGTTTTAGCGTATTAAGGCTTGATTGTTCTTCAATTGCCATGGTATAGAGCTCCGTTCCAGTTATTTACCAGGATTTAAGGATGATCAGGTTCTCTGTGCCACGTCCGTTAAACGGTGTTTCTGTTGTGGTCAGATCCTTGTAGATCTTTCTAGCGGCTGGCTTGCCTGCGGCACCTAATGCTCGAAGCACATCTGCAGGCTTGCGTACAGTTTTTTGCTGGCTCTCTACTGTACTGAACCCAATAATTGAGTTGCTCTTTACAGTAAACGCCTGTGCGTGGCTGTCTGCTACAACATGTATCAGTTTACGCTTTTTGGTGTCATACAACCAGGCTTCTGCTTTGTCCACCAAACTTGCGGCAGGTAAGCCTTTGAGTTTGAGTTCTGCAAATTCCATGACATGCTTGAACTTTGCGGCACGTTTTTCTGGAGGCACTGCTTTGACCTTGCGTGGTTTGCGCTCAACCTTTTTAATCTGTACATACGCACCACAGTCCGAGATCACCAACTCACAGAACTTTACGCAATTCCGTAACTGCACCTTGCTCAAGAAACTGTAGCCTTGTACTAGGTCAGCATCTTTGCCCTCTACTGCCGCATCAAATTCTGCTTGTTTGCGTGTCCAGATTTGTCGAATGTCGTTTACCATCTGTGGGGCAATGTTTAGGCTACGCATCAGCACCACGGGCTTGTAGTCTGCGTTGAGTTTGGCTCCTGACGCAACGAAGTCATCAAACAAGCCGTCCAACTCACCTGCGCATTCTGATACCTTTTCACGCAGTCGGTCCTGGATGGTGATTCGTGGTACTGAATCATCAACAGGTACTTCTGCTACCTCTTCATCTTGTTTGGATTCCAAAATCTCTCGAAGCAAGTTATCCAATTTGATCTGCTCGTGATCTGTGAGCTCCAGTCCTACCTGACTCATGCGGCACAACCAGCCTGTTGTGAGTCGAATTGAACTGTCTGGAATGCGTCGAAGTGTTCGAACATCGTCTTTACGACCATGTGCTTCCAAATAGTTTACAATCATGTCACGGGCATCTTTTTTGCCGTAAAAGTAATTGTACCAGGAGAATGCATGACTAAAGGCACTGATGCGGCCTTCTGTGGGTTGTGTTTTCCAAGTGGGTTCCATGCCCATGGCATTGGTATCTGCACTGCGTGGGTTTAGAGGTTTAACGGGTTTAGTTGCGATCATAATATTCCTTACTTAGTTCTGGGCAAGTGTTTTACAGCGTCAAAAAGTTTAGCGGCACGAACGACGTCAAAATTTTTGTGTTTGTACATCCAGGCCTTTTTGCGTTCTGCTGTTTCCAAGGCTTCTGCCAGTCGCCATTTAGTGTCAAAGTCTGCAGACATTATAATGCGGCTCATGTCCACAATGTCCAGTGCATACTCCACCCATTTTTCTGTGGCTTTTATCTTGTCATAAGACTGTATAAACCCCTTGCCTTTTGGGCCTGTGTACTTTGCTAAAAAGTTAACAGCTTTCATAACATACTCCTAGAGTGGTTAAGTGTGTATTATAGCAGTTTAGGATTTAATGGTCAACCGGTACCATAAATACACAATGATCTTCCATAATAACAAGTATAGTCGATGGTACAACCAAATTATAGAACGGGCGAAATGCCGTTTATTAACCGGCGAGTATAAAGAAATACATCATATTATGCCTAAATGCTTGGGCGGGAATAACGACTCTAGCAACCTAGTAGAGTTAACTGCCAGAGAGCATTTTATTGCACACTGGTTACTTACTAAGATGGTGGATGGCAATAATCAAAAAAAGATGGCCTATGCCTGTAAAATGATGATGCATAGTCGCGGAAAAGGACAACAGCGACATCGTGTTACTTCGAGGATATACGAAACATTAAAACAAAACTTAAACATCATCCTTAAAGGTAGAGAATTTACTGACGAGTGGAAAAATAAATTAAAAATTAGTGCCCAGAATCGTGCAGCCAACGAAAGCCAAAGAGTTAAACAAATTAGAAGAGAAACAATGATTAAAGTTAACAAGGCTCGTAAAGGCGAAAAACGATTAGCAAGTACCGGTAGTAATAATCATTTTTATGGTAAAGGATTTTTTGGAGAAGAAAATCATTTTTACGGCAAACATCATACAGAAGAAACATTAAAAAAATTACGTGGTCCAAAAACTAAGTATCATTGCAATAATTGTAATGCTTTAATAGGTGGTAAATCTAACTATGACAGATGGCATGGTGATAATTGCAAAGCAGTTAAAGGAGAATTAAAATTCCACGCCTAAGCATGTACCGGCCTAACCGGACAAATGATTACAAATACTTAGATCAAGTTATAAGTGAACAATACACTGTTGGCGGTTTGGATATTTACATCCACAAGTACATGGGTCCGGCCACAGGCGACCCCGGTGATGCAGATGCTACGCTTCCTGTTTACGAAACTTCAAATCCGTTATTCATTGAAGATTTACTGTTGCTAGAAAACCGTGATCGACAATACGATCCTGATGTGTATATACAACGCGGTGTGTATCGTGTGGCAGACGTTGACTTTGATCTTACACAATTTGGCTTGTTTTTGAACAACGACACTTTATTCATCACATTTCATTACAATGACATGATTGACACCATTGGGCGCAAACTCATGTCAGGTGATGTGATAGAGATTCCCAACCTAAAAGATTATCATCCCTTAGACAAAAGTCTAGCCAAAGCATTGCCGCGCTGGTATGTGATTCAAGATGCGGCCTTTGCTAGTGAGGGTTTCAGTCAAACTTGGCTGCCGCACTTGTGGCGGGTCAAAGCCACTCCAATGGTCAATGCTCAAGAATACAACAGCATTACCAAACAGGCATTTGAACCCAACAACATCTGGGATCCGGGTAATTATTATCCTGCTGGCACTGTTGTGAACAATGGCAACAAGTACTACACTGCCAACACCAATGTTCCGCCTGGCACAGACATAACCAACACCACGTACTGGACCGAAAAGACTCCAGACACCATTGCAGGAAAAACTTCTACTCGCACAAAAGATCTAGAATTAAACGATGCAATTTTAGTACAAGCAGATGTGGAAGTTCCGCTCACTGGTTACGATACAGTAAAGTTTTATATTCTTCCCACAGCAGAAGATGGACAACCTGCACAATCAGGCCTGACAGCAGACGAGACACCGCCCACAGTGGATGGCACACAAGGCGGCGAGGGTACTACACCGCGGTCAGATGGCTACACAATTGGCTACTTGACTGGTGACGGCATTGCACCAAACGGATTGCCTGTGACTCCGGGTGTTAGTTTTCCGGCAACTCCAGCAGTTGGCGACTATGCCTTGCGATTGGATTACTTTCCAAACCGCCTGTTCCGGTTCAATGGTGCGTCATGGGTCAAGATTGAAGACAGTGTTCGTATCAAACCTGTGTTTGAGTCCGAAGGGCCGGCAGCGTCACAACGAGCCAGTTTTGTCAACAATAGAAACACAGTACAGACCACTGACCGTGGTGCTATTCCAAGCCGACAGAGTTTGAGTGAGATCCTCAAACCCAATGCAGACAACGGTGGTTAAACAACAATGACAACAGAGAATTCAGCCGCAAATCCAATGTTCTTTTACGACGAACAAATACGTCGCTTTTTGCTACAGTTCACCCGCATCTTTTCAAACTTTCAAGTAGAATACGGACGCAACGAAGAAGGCACAGCACACACACTGGTACGTGTGCCTATACGCTACGGTGATTCAAGTAGACAAGTACAAACCATCATGCAGAACAACTCTGCTAGTTTTATGACATCTGTGCCCATGATGAGTTTTTACATTTCTGGATTTGACTACGATCGTCCCAGAATGCAAGAGCCCTACTATGTCAGCAACATTGCTGTGCGTCAACGCACCTACGATGATGTCACTGACACCTACGAAACCACACAGGGCAATGCGTTTACCATTGAACGCTTGATGCCTGTGCCATACAAACTCACACTCAAGCTGGACATATGGACCAGCAACACCAATCAAAAGATGCAGTTGTTGGAACAGATTGTGGTGTTGTTTAACCCTGCGTTGGAAATTCAAAGCACAGACAACTATCTTGACTGGACCAGTTTGAGCATTGTTGAACTAGAATCAACACAGTGGACCAGCCGGTCAGTTCCAGTTGGCACAGAAGATCCCATTGACATTTGTACAATGACATTTACCCTGCCAATTTGGATCAGTAGCCCGGCCAAGGTCAAGAAACTGGGTGTGGTTGAACGTATCATTGCCAACATATATGACGCCCAAGGTGATGCATCAAATGCAGTGCTTGACAACGACTTGCTGTTGGGCACACGTATAGTGATCACTCCTTGGGATTATCAAACCTTGTTGATTGGCAACAAGTTGCAGGCTCTGCGTCCCAGTGCTGTGATTGACGAACCCAATGCCAGTTTGACACCGCCAGATTCGCCACCCAGCAATTTGTT